CAACCAGGGCGAAAGAGGAAAGTATATGAGAGGTCCCCAGGACTGGAAATCGCTCCCAGATGGATTCACCTTTTACCCCTTTGAGAACAATGAGGTCGCTTTCTTCGATACCATCGAATACGAAGGTGAATACTACGAGTGCAACAAGAAGCACACGAAGAATTCCTCTGTAACACCGCTTTCTGATTATAAGACATACGGAGGTAAAGGAAACTGGAAACTCGGCACGCGGTTCAGCATGGTGGCCGCAAAGATATTGCTAACGCAGTACGCCTTAGTCAAAAATCTGGGTGTAGAGACCATCGACATGAAAGATGCCGA